ACGTTCTGCCCTGCCTGATTTAGATTTAGTTACTTGCCCAGTCAATTCCACCAAGCCAATCTTGGCTAACTCAGGCAACCGCCGTGCAACTTGATTGCCATCCAACCCAGTCAACTCTGCGATGCCGTCTTTGCCCCTTGCGCCAAAACGCTGGAGACAAACCACGATCATCAAACCGTGCTTGTTAGCCAATTCCTTGGCTGAATCCGCTGCCTGGAACGAGGTCAGCGGGTCAGAATTCCTTGCCCTTGGAAATGTAAGCATGATCAGAACGCCAGATCGTCATCTGCTGGCAAGCCCTTGGGTTCGTAGGGCTTGGGGTCATTCAAATATGCCCAACCGTCCCAGCCGTTTTCTTTGAGTGGGATTACATCCAGTTTGAGCATCTCGCCATTGCGTGTGTCAATGATGCTGCCGATGCGCTGATAACGGTTCTTTTGCTGGCCTTCTTTATTTGTGTACTGGCCCACAATTGCGGTGATTTCTTTTTTGACTTTACTCATGGCTGGCTTTCAATGTATTTGTTTAACTGCTGAACTTGGGAATCGACCTCGGCTAAGAATTTGACAATCTCGGCCTCCATCTCGGTGATAAATGCGTTATCACGTTGGATGCGGGTCACAAACAACTGTGCCTTGGGCGGCATTCTTGGGTCAAAAACACAGTAATCGTTGAATTTGCGCCCAGTACAAGCCATTTGAAATTGCATTTGTGCAAAGTATTTGGCGGGTACTTTTTGGGTTAGCAAGGTTTCCAGCATTCCCTTGCTTTCGGGACATTTGATTTCTACCATGCCATCATCTCCCACAAGTCCGTCAGGGGACGCACCAGCCATGTCAATCGTGGGATGAGGTATGAACCCCACTTCTTCCACCATAATGCCCTGTGCGGCCTCATAAGCGGCACGTGCAAATGGTTCTTGTTCAACCCCCCATTGCATGGCCTGAGAAGTAAACCCCTCGGCCTTGGTCTGGGTGATGCGCTCAAGCACTAATTGGGTCATGTAACTATCCCGACTTGCGGAATAGCCTGTTTTGGTTTTAGCCATAACGTCATTGACCCTGCTGGCGGTGACCTTGCCCAAACGGGCGGCAAACCATTCTTCTGTGCGTTGTTCGTCACTCATGCTTTTTCCTTTGCTTTGGCGATACGATCTGCCTTGGCTTTGATGACCTTGCCAATCCATGTCTGGTCGCCCTTGCAAGCGTCATAGGCGGCTTTGTAGGCGGTTTGCAATTCCTCCTTGTTGGCGCTGGCATCAATGGCGGCAATGTGATCTGCCATCATTCCAGCGTCAATCTGTGGTGCAGGGCGGGATGCAGCTACACCGTCATCGTCATCTGGTGAAAGGCCGCTGGCGGTTAAAAGGCTATATCTCCGCGCATAAGTCAAAGCCGAGCCAAAACCCATTGCATCATGTTTGCTGGCTGGCACATGAAGCATTCCGCACTCCATGACTTCCCCAGATTCATGCACAAACATTGTTTCAACCATTACCCCGTCTTTGCATTCATAGGTTCTTTGCATAAGACCTATGCCATTGGCGTTTAAAGCCCCGACAACAGCATCAATGCAAGAACTGAGATCAGCGTACTTGGATTTGAAATGGGGGTTTACAGACGTTTTTAGCGCCTTGCCAAATTGTGATTGTGCTTTGACAAAGGCGGCGGCAATTTGTTTTCCGATTGGCGTTTCCATTATTCTGATTCCTTTGCAATGAGTTTGGTTTCAAGTTCTTTGATGTATTCCTGTGCGATGAGATCGGTCTGGATGTAATTTCGCAAATGCGACTCCAACAATCCAACGTGGTAGGCCAGCCGATTGGCGGGTGGTTCGCCAAAATACTGTTTGTCTGCCACCTCTTTGATGGCTTCAATGATTTGGTTTGCGTTCATTTCATGGTCTCCAAATAAAAATATCAAGGCAAAGCACGATCAAAGCAATCAAGGCAAGAACCCTGATAACTTTGTCGCCAGTGGAATGTTTGGCAACATGGATTTCAATTGCCGCACCATACTCAACAGTTTTGTGGAATGCCTCATTCATCGTTCTGGGGTATTTCATCTTGGTCATCCTCTGGTTGGTTGTCGGGGTTGTAGTCTGTGTTGCGGGTGAGGATTTGCCCCCACCGCCATTCTTCATAATCTTCTGTGTACATGGTGGGCTTCACTTTTAATTAACTGTATTTCTTGATGAATGCTTTGAGTTTGCGGACTTCGCTTCGTGCCCACTTTTGTTGATCGGGGCCGTTTTCACCTTGCAAATCTTCGTAGTTCCAGTGAGGATTTGTTCCGTCTAAAAACATTTCAAGAACGTGCTTTGCCTCAACCAAAATTTCTTGGTCGGTGTATTGATCAATTTCTTTTTTGTCGTCAGTAGAAATGTTTTCCAAGTCGTTTTTTAACTCGTCAATTGCTAAAGCTGATTTGATAATTGCTCTCATTTGGTTTCCTTAAAAGACCCCGAGAAGTTCAGGGCATGGGTGTATTGTATAGCAAGCTAAACACCATGCAAGCACTTTTTTAAATTATTTTGTAGGTACTTTCCCTAATGTGTGGCTTTTGGGCAAAGTATAGTAAACTAAACGCATGGAAAAACAACAGGCAATTAAATTGGCGGGTTCACAGAGTGAGCTTGCAAGAATTCTGGGCATCAGTCGAGGGGCAGTCTCTCAATGGATAGACATTCCCCAAGGACGGGTCTGGCAGTTAAAAAATTTGCGTCCTGAGTGGTTCAAGCGGAAAAATTCTGTATAGTTGAGACACGGCTAGGTTGGAAGTCATGAGCCAACCGAAAAGGGTTACACCTTCCCCTGCCGATGTTTCTTTCAAAGGTGCATTTGAAAAAGGTGCAATTAATGAAAATCAAAAACTGGTCGAAGTTTCAGCATTTCAAGGACAGAAAGCCGCCTTGGGTCAAGCTGTATCGTGATCTTTTAGACGATATTGAATGGCACGAACTTGACCCAAAAGCGGCAAAAGTGCTGGTCATGCTTTGGTTAATTGCCAGCGAAGATGATGGACGCATTCCCCCCACCAAACAACTGGCATTTAGGCTAAGAATGTCAGAAAAGGATACTGAAGTTTGCGTTTCCAAGCTGTTTCATTGGCTGGAACATGACGATAACAATTTGATATCAAGCCGACATCAAGATGATGCACCAGAGACAGAGACAGAGACAGAGACAGAGAGAGAGACAGAGTTATTCGTTGAAACCGATAGATCGGTTGTCAACCCAAAGCGCATAAGTTGTCCATCTGATGAACTTTTAAACCTTTACCACGAAGAATGCAAAAGCCTTCCACGGGTTTTGATGCTGAACGACACAAGGCGCAAGCACTTGGTCAGCCGCTGGCGCGATGTGGATGCCGAGGATGATTTGAAATCCAAAGAGGAAGGCATTGAGATTTTTCGGCAAATCTTTCGCCAAGTTCATAAATCTGATTTTTTGTCAGGCAGAACCCAAAACCGCAATGGTCGGGCATGGAAGGCCAGCTTTGATTGGCTGATGATGCCCACTAATTTTCTGAAAGTAGCCGAAGGGCAATACGATAACGGGAGAAATTAAATGTCGTTTAAAAATCAACTCAATGAGAAAAAAGACCCGTTAGACGATGTTCAGCGCCTGATGTGCAGTGTGCCAGGATGCCCAAAACGCTGGTCGGTTCACATGGAGGGTATGCGCCCAATGTGTTCCGAACACCAATGGTCTGACAGAAAGCCAGCCACACGGCGGGACATAGCCGCCCTGTTGCCCAGCACCAAGCCTGTAAAACATTGGATGGATGACGAGGCATTTTGATGAACTACTTTGAAGCACACAAACTTTTAGACAGGGTAAAAGATGGACAAACCATCAGCCGAACCGCGATTGACTATGCGCTTTTCCTTACAGGAGATGCGCCAGAGCGAGGCCAGAGAATGGATTTTGAGATACCAGCAGAAAACCAAGGAACTGGGCAAAGCCAAGGCATCAGCTTGGTGGCAGACCACGATTGCCGACATTTCCAGGCGCAGGGGTGAAGCCGCTGCCAACGACCTCAGAAACCGAATGAACCATGAAAGATCAAAATGAAAATTGATGTTCAAAAAATGCACAGCGTTGGCTTTGGTCTCTTATTTTTTCCAAGATATGGCATCGGCATCCAGATTGGTCGGCGCTGGTTTGGAATCAAAAAATGAGATATGCCGCCAGGGTTGATGCCAACCAAAAGCAAATTATTTCAGCATTGGAGGCCGCTGGCGCTTATGTCTGGGTCATTGGCCTACCAGTTGACCTTTTGGTGGGATACAAGAACCACACCTTCCTGGTCGAAGTCAAGAATGGCCCCAAAAGGCGTTTAACAGCCCTACAAGCCGACTTTTTTGAGAATTGGTCTGGTAGTACCTTGGCAAGAATTGATGGCCCTGACGGGGCTTTACGCATGATTGGAGTTTTGAAATGAAACCAGAAGAAGCCGCCCAAGACATACGCAACAAAGCCCGAGCCTATGGCGATGCCAAAGCCCAGCGGGTTTACCTTGAGGAATTCCGCAAGTCTAAAAAAGCCCTTTTGATGAAAGATGCCTTGCAAATGGGCTACGAGGCGGCAAACGCACAGGAGAGGGAAGCCTATGCAGACCCCGAATATCACACCTTGCTGAAAGGACTGGCGGCGGCAATAGCACAAGAAGAAACGCTACGCTGGGAGATTGAGGCGGCAAGGCTAGATGTCGAAATTTGGCGGACTCGAGAGGCCACCAACCGACTGCAAGACAGGGCGCACCAATGAAATGCCCAGAATGCGGAACATGGACAATCGTTAAAGAATCCAGAATATCCACAGGCAATACCCGCAGAAGGCGGCTAGAGTGTGCAAATATGCACAGGTTTTCCACATTGGAGACAATCGTTGATCGAAAAACATTCATACGTAAGGTCAAAAAAGCTGCTGAAACTGGTGGCAAGCCTTGACTGCCAAGCCTGTGGGTCT